AACTCGCTCATATAAAACCGACGAAGGTTGTTGTCTTTAATAAAGTCCATGACCTTCTTGGGCGAATCTCTCACTACATCTGGATTGGCATTTACAAGCAACTTTCGTTTGTCGAATGTGTTATGCTCATGCGAAAATACGAGAATCACTTTCATCGGATCGAGTTGGACAAAAGGAACCGTATAATCCTTCAAAAACGCGCGTTCTTCCGCCAAACACGCATCGTCATTATAACGGTTGTTTTTTATCAGCTTTCGCTTAAACGCGAAGGTGCCCGCTGTTGCGTGATTCGGTCCATAAGGTCCAAAACGCTTCATTTCCTTGATATGCTTAAAATAGATGTAGATCTCACTCGAGCCAGCGCATAATGCATCTGGATGAGATACCAACATTTCAACTGCGTGAGATACACGTTTGGGTGGGTAATAATCATCGTCATCCATATACACCAATATTTCGCCACGCGACTTTTCATGAAGTAAATTTCGCTTCTTACCCAACGTCATTTTAACGTCATATTTAAAATACTTCACACGTGGATGCGAAGTGACGAGGTCTTCTATCGGGTCGGTTCCATCATCGATAATAATCCATTCCATGCGATCTTGCGGATAATCTTGTGCGTTAAAACACGCAATCATCGCATTAATAAATGGCCGACGATTAAATGTCGGAGTGCAGACACTTACGAATGGATATTTCTTGAAATATTCGGGTGTCGATTTTTCGATGCCAGACGATGCTGTTACGGTGGTTGTTGTCGTTGTCGCTGTTGCTCTTTTATTCTTTCCACCCATATCGTATAAATATACTAGTTCTTATACGATATTATTTATGTTGTTTATAGAAGCAATCATACAATAAAGAATCAGTTGATTCATCCGCCCCAGTTCTTAATCGAATTGAAAAAATTCATAATTCCTTGCCAGTAATGAGTAAGGTACAATACCAATAACATTAAAATGACAATCGCCGCAACATTAATATCCAAATACTCAAACGCATAAAACATCAATGTCAGGTTAAAGAAGAAGAATATGATTGGAACATAACGAGCATACAACTCTCGATATTGGTCCCAGTGAAGAAGTGGGTATATTATTAGAGTCCCAATAAACTGAATAAGTTGCACAAAATATGAAATTACCGGGAATATTCCCATACCGAAACCGGTAAATAACGACCATAATGAACCACCAATAAACTCTTTACGATTGTCTGTCTGATTCACAATCATTCCTATCACTGTTGTAAAAAATGGACCACCCATCAGCATAAATCCAACCATTAGTAAAAATACAAACGGAATCAAAATAATCAATAACGGTGATACAGCATCATATAACTCTATGGGGATCGCATTCGAAATACGGGTAATTTTTTCAAAAATATAAGACATCATCGCGCGATCTGACGAAAATGAAAATATGAATGAATTATTAATCCATTGCTTGAAACGTGCTTTAATGAAATCCCAATTTAACAAATTGACTTTTGTAACTCCCTCCTCTACGCTATCATTCACCATATCGACGTCTTCCTTTGTCAAACAGAACCATTTAAACACGTATGTATCCAACAGAATCGCCGCTTTCAAATATATTTTTTTAGATGTTTCGATTTTGGGATCATCTGCGATACCACCAAACTTATCGTCACAATCGGCATCACATGACGTATATTCATTCGTATAACAATACGGCCATTCATGACGGTCGGTTGGAAATAACTTATTCAAATTGATATTATTATTTTTTATACTTTCAGGTGCCGAAAAAAACATGATATTCACACATATGACTGAAATGATGATAGTTTCAACAAATAATGTTAAAACACTAAGTCCAAATTCTTTGAGCGCCTCTACGTCAAACAAAGATTTCGGTTTCGCTTTCGCTTTTTCTTTCACTGGTTTTTCTTCTTCTTTTTTTGATGAAGCGTCGCCGTCGCCGTCGCCGTCGCCGAACATCCCGCCTACTTTGCTAAACGTTCCTTCTTTTTCTTCACCATCGGCTTCTTCATTATCAGCTTCAACGTCATCGGGGCGTTCTTCTTCATCGTCGGCCATTTTTTGGTAAGTTATATATACCATAGATTATTATAACATAGTTGAAACATGTAATAAATGCTGCGAATTTATCGCGCATACATGAGACCACAGTTTCCTGATACAAATGTAAGGACATTATACCGCTCTTCCAATATATGCAAGTCATAGTTGTAAAGATAAATATTCACATTCGGTTTATTCATTCCGATAATCTCTCGAGTATTCGGATTACAAATCACTTTTACTTCCGCCTCAGAGTCCAAAGGAGGATAAATTGTCGCAAGTTCTATCTCAATCTGATTGAATTTACTCATATTAATAGCCCCACTTGGTTGAAGTTCAAATGGGTCGGAATTTAAACAGAAATTGTAGCAGTATATCCCCGGTTTCGCACTTCCACGAGTCCGCGTGTATTTTTCAACATAATTATATACCCCCGCATCAAGTAAATTCTCTCGATACTTGCCGTTGAGTGAAATTCCCAACGACTGTAAAATATCACGTTCATTTTCGGATTGAAAGTCGCCAGTAATATGAAGTCCTGTGAGTCGTTTATCGCGCGGGTTAATACCGGGTCCGATGCCATTCTTTGGACCGTTTTTATCGAAGAAGTAGCGGTCATTCGCGAAAGCCGGATTGAGATTCAAAGAAAGATCGGTCGTCATTCGAATATCTTCACTAAACGCACTCGGGCGCCAGTCATCATCGATTGGTGCGGGAATAATATCATACGGGAGATAGTTATACGGCCAATTCGTATAATTGCTCCACTGATTTCGAAGATTGACATCGCTGCGTTGAAAAAACATCGTCCATGATGCGACCATCCCCATCGAATTCTCGATTTTGAGTTTCTTATTCCCGGTTACATCGTTGAACACCCAATCATAATATGACTTGATCAAGTATTTCTGCTGATTGGCGGCGAAGACTTTCGATTCTTCATCCGAGAGAAAACAATACGTCGCCATCAAATGAACATCCGCATTCCAGTCGGTTCGAAGACTGGGATATGAATCAATCGACAAATCGATACTGGGTGGAGGGTATAAAAATCGCCACATTTGGTGAAGGGGATTCGTAAAGTCGGGTTGAACCACCGGCCAGAAATTCTCTGGATCACCTACATCGCGAATCGTGAATAATTCTTTCACCGGTCGAAGCGTTACATCAATTTGAAGTTGATTATACTGGAGGCAAACAAGCGGAAACGCCATCTTCGATGAAAGTGTGAACCATGCGTTGATCGGTATATATATTTTACGCCCGCGAATCGAGGGTTCCGCACCAGCAACATTCGACGTGCGATACGCATTCGGATACTGATTCAAGCGTGCTCCAGAACAACCGGGATTGTACAATTCCGGAACATGACCAGTCATTTCATTATATAATTCACGCTTGGTGGCATCAAGGTCGCGCTCCAGAATAGCCATAAGATTATTGCCGGTGAAACGTTGAAGAGTCATACCGCCGACCGAAATCACGATTTCTTTCACGAGTTGAGTTCCAATATTTTCAATCCAACGAAATTCATACGGCGCCCACATATCTCCCACACGCGCGGGTGGATGAATCGGACTCCAAATCGACGGGAGTGTTACGCATATATAAGTGTCCATCAACAATTCCGCATATCTCGGTATGTAAAACGTGAATTTGGACTCTTCGGTCATACGCAGCTTCTTCTGACCATCAAAATCAACTCTAAACTTTTGAAGACCGAAATTCGTATATTTAAGATATGTGCTTTTGAAAAATGACTTCTTGGGATTACCGTTTAAAATAACATTTTGGTTGCCTGTAGCGACCAGATTCAATAAACCACCGGTCATTTAGTATTTTATGCGCGGGTTGTTATTTGTTATGTTATATATAACTTTATATAAAAATCTATTATTCTATTATTATAGTAATAGGAATGAAAGAAAATCAAGTGGAATTCATATTTATAGGTATTATTATTGTGGTTTTCGCAACATGGAAACTATCAGAGATGATTAAATCCAAATGTTACGAGAAAAAGAGGTTGGGACCATTCAAAGAAGGATTTCGTAAAAGTGAGAGCCAAACCGCACCAGCGACGACAGATTCAAAACCAGAGCTTATGAGCAACATCGACGAACTACTCAAAAAGAATAATATCGATATGTTTTCAACCTTTTCGCTGAATAAGACAACCGAAAATTTTACTGTCGATACAACCGAAGCCGAAATGACCATACATCAAAGAAGAAAGGCAGCTACGTCGTTGGATACATTTACTGATAATACAACAAAAACGACAACACCGACGACGACACCGACGACGACACCGACGACGACGACATCCACGACGGCCACAGCAACGGCAACGGCCTCGAAGCCACCTCCTCCACCAGTTGCCGCACCCACCACTGACAAACCAATCAACGCAGTAAAGGAAGGCCTTGAAAATCCAGATGAAAATACAAAGGCGTTTATCGAAAAAAATATCACGTCGATCAATCCAGCGGATAGTCAAAGTAAATTCAAATTACGTGATTATTATATCAAGGCTGCGTATAATGCGTTCAACCCAGATAAGTTCAAAAATTCAAATGTTAGTATGGATGCGCTTCTCTATGTCATCGCACGTGGTTGTCGGTTTATCGACTTTGAGGTGTTCTCAGTAGATAATCAACCAGTTATCGCATCTTCGTCTGTGAATTCATTTAATTACAAGGAAACGTTCAATCATATTCCAGTAAGCGACGCATTTGAGGTCCTTGGAAGTTATGTATTTTCAGGTTCAAAATGTCCCAATCCGGGTGATCCATTTATTATTCATATGAGATTAATGTCACGAAACATCACCATGTATGACAATCTTGCGAAGATCATCTCTCAAAGCAAGACCCTCGCGCGTAATTTATTGGGGCCCAAATATGGTCGCGAATACCAATCAAAAGATTTAGGGAATGAAAATTTGCTGGACTTTAAAGGAAAGGTGATACTTATGGTAGATGGAACCAA